GTGCTTGAACGCCCATACAAAGCACTTGCTCGAGGTGCAACCATCTATGGTTACATACACAAACCTTCTCTGGGGTCTGATGGGTCTGCTGGTAATATCGTTGAACCCTCGTCAATCGGTATCACAAAAACAATGCTCAAAAGCGCAGAAAAATATAAAGATGCATTGGCATTTGTTTCTGCACACGCTACCTCGACTCCAGCTGGAGATGTTATAGAGTATGATGCCATTAAAGAAGTTGTTGGTGATGTTCCTGTCACAGCGTTCAAATCTAAACTCGGACACACACTCGGTGCTTGTTCTATCATTGAAATAATTTACACAATGATGGCTCTCCGAAATAAAACTATCCCCAAATCTCACAACATTGATGAAACTCTCCTAAATAATGTTGTATTAGAAAATTCACACACAACCAAGAGATTTGCTTTGAAGAATAGTCTTGGGTTTGGAGGTAAATGTGCTTCAGTCATTATCGAAGCTGTATAAAAAATATCGTCACACAGGAACTCACCAAGCGATGAATTTGGTGGGTGTTGCTATGTTATTATTATATCCGATGGTTCAAGGTTTCACAGCAAACTATTTGCTCGGAGCGTTTGTCGGTATTCTCTTGATCACATTTGTCGCATCGGCATACTACCACCGTGCGTTGTCTCACAGAACTTGGACTCCGACGAAATCGATGCACTATATTTTCTTGACATTGGGTGCTGCATTTTGGGTTCTGCCAGCTATGTACTGGGTTGGGTTACACCGCAAACACCACAGGTATTATGACACTGATCAAGATCCACATGGTCCAAAAGCTGGGTGGAAACAGAATTTATTAATGGTTCTTGTGAACAACCCAGAACCATCATACTTGAAGAGAGATCTGAAACACGAACCGATGCGCTGGCAGAACACTTATTATCTGAGGATTGCCTTATTCACTACTTTGGTGATGGCTCTGATTAATCCAGTCTTGTATTTTGTGGCGGTGGGTTATGTGTATTCTTCGTTCATAATGATCAACACATATGGTCACTGGCGAGGGGTGAAGGATTCTCATATCCTTGCTATATTTTCTGGCGGTGAGTTGTACCATAAAACACATCACGAAGACCAGAGAAAGTCTCGGTTGGGAGTTTTCGACCTTGGGTATTATGGTTTGATTAAATGGATGAAGTGATACGCATAACAAGTTCGTATGCACTAGATGATAAATTAATAGAGTTTTGTAAGTCGGCACACCAGAGTGAAGATCCGACTTCTGAGAACGTAGAATTTTTAGATTGGGAAAACAGACCTGAGACTCTGCTTAATCAAATATACAAGCAAAGAATCTACGATGACGGTGGCTATTTTTGTGTAGAGGAAGATGGTCGGTTTGTTGCGGGTGCTGGGTATTACCCTCATGAAGATGATCGTAATATTGCTGTAGCACCTGTTCGGTTGTATATACATCCCGAAGCTAATGCCTTTCGTGGAATTAAACTGCTACATAAAGTCACACAAAGTGTGATCGAGTATATAAACAAACAAGACCATAAATGTTTTGTGTTCTTTGTGAATGAGCATAATATGTGGAGAACGAAACGCCACTCTGATTGGAAAACCTCTAGAGGAAATTATGTTTCAGTATTTCCAGGACAACCTGTCAAACAATATGAGCATAAAGTAGAATATAAATATACGCCACAATATGCTTTTTATGTCAATTATGAAAATTATGAGAAGGAAATTATAACATGGCTGGAAAAAATTACATTGTAAGGTATACAATGACTCGGGAAAGTCTGTCTACACCGTTCACCATGGAACAATACACAGACGTGGGTTCTAGCGCATGGGATATCATCGAGCAATTCCTATCAAAACATCCAGAGTGTTCAGTGAGACAAGAGGTATCTGTTGACGGTCTTACTTGGGAACATATTTTCAGTTTTCCCACAGATGAATTGCGAGAGGAACTGTTGGCAGCATACTCAGACCACATCTACTCGAATGATAATATCCGTGAAGATTTTGAAGAATCTGGCGTCACGTTTGAATGGCAAAAAATTGAAACTGATGCTTGACTATTGCGCACTAATGATGTATTATTATGAAACTACTTGAAAAGAAAGAGGAACTATATTATGAACATTTCTAAACCAACCCTTGAAGTCTTAAAAAACTTCGCAACGATTAACGCGAACATCCTAGTTCGTGAAGGTAACACCCTTGCCACTATCAGTGCTGGCAAGAACATTTTCTCCCGCGCCACAGTGACGGAATCTTTTGACAAAGAGTTCGCGATCTATGACCTCAACAGTCTGTTGGGTTTGCTGACATTCACTGATACTCCAGATCTGGATCTTGGTGAAGGGAGTTTAAAAATCAACAGCGGTGGTGCTGAGTTTGAGTATTTCTACGCAGACCCATCTATCATTACTGCTGCACCCGACAAGACTATTGATGTCGACAACTTCTTTGAATTCACGATGGATAAAGAGCAAATCACGACTATCACTCGTGCTGCTTCTGTTATCAGTGCACCAGTAATGAGTGTTGTTGGTCGTGACGGTGAAGTGACATTGTCTGTCGGTGACCCATCAACTCCTCGCAGTAACACCTTCCGTCAGGTTATTGGTGAGACTGATAAAGAGTTTGATTGCCGTCTCGCTGTTGAGAACTTCAAAGTGATTGCCGATTCTTATAAGATCGTCTTGTCACAAAAGAAGTTTATGTTCCTTGAAAATGAATCAGGGACTATGAAATACTGGCTGGCTCTCGAGCCAAACTCTGTAATTTAAGGAGACACCATGCCTTTATTTCCACACCGCATTCCAAATGTGGTACACCACGTCCGTGTTCGAGATGAATCCGTTGGTGGTGATAATCCTTTCGCATGGGAAATGCAATTATCCCATGAGATTGTAGGTCGAGAGAAGTGTGTTATCTTCGCACTTCCTGGAGCCTTCACTCCCACTTGTTCTACATTCCAGCTTCCTGATTTCGAGGAGTTATATCCTCGGTTTCAGAAGGCAGGTGTTGAAAACATCTTCTGTGTATCTGTAAACGATACCTTTGTGATGAATAAGTGGGCAGAAGATCAAGGACTTGAACACGTCAAAGTAATCCCAGATGGATCTGGTAAGTTTACTTCTTCCATGGGAATGGATGTTTACAAGGACAACCTTGGCTTCGGTATTCGTTCATGGCGTTATGCTATGGTTGTGAAGAACTTTGAGATCGAACAGACGTTCGTTGAACGAGGTTTTACAAACAATGCTTTGGACGACCCATATGGTGTATCTTCTCCGCAGAATATCCTTGCCTTTTTGGAAGGAAGGGAGTATGATACAGGTGGTGAAGCGTTACAGTTGAACCTATCAGATGGTATAGGTTCTGAAGATAAAATTGGATAGGAGTATTATATGATGAAGCAAGACGAATTTCTTTGGGTTGAAAAATACCGCCCACAAACACTGGAGGAATGTATTCTTCCCTCCTCTCTCTTGGATACATTCCAACAGTTCGTGGAAGCTGGAGAGATTTCGAACTTGCTGTTATGTGGTACTGCTGGCACGGGCAAGACGACGGTCGCTCGTGCGTTGTGTAATGAATTAGGATGTGACTATATTATTATCAATGGCTCTGAGGAGTCTGGGATTGATGTTCTTCGGACAAAGATCAAAGACTTCGCCAGTACTATGTCCTTTGTGGGCAAGCCAAAAGTGGTTATTCTTGACGAAGCAGATTATCTGAATCCTAATTCAACACAACCTGCCTTGCGTGCATTCATTGAGGAGTTCTCATCAAACTGTCGGTTCATATTTACCTGTAACTTTAAGAACAGGATTATCGATCCGTTACACAGTCGAACCACGGTCGTGGATTTTAAACTCGATAAGACCAATCGCCAACAGATGGCGGCTCGCTTTATGAAGCGAATGGCTGGCATCCTCGACCAAGAAAATGTTGAGTATTCTGAAAAAGTCCTTGCTGAACTTTTGATGAAACATTTTCCTGATTATCGACGTGTCCTCAATGAATTGCAACGCTACAGTGTGTCTGGTAAAATTGACGAGGGAATCCTTTCTAACCTCGCTGAAGTAAATACCAAAGCACTGGTTGATAGTCTGCGTGACAAGGACTGGAAGAAAATGCGCCAATGGGTCGCCAACAATGTTGACGCAGACCCGCAAGGTGTTTATCGTAAGATCTACGATACGCTCTTGGACAAAGCAGCGCAAGTTCCACAACTTGTTCTTCTCATTGCAGACTATCAATACAAGGCAGCTTTTGTTGCCGACCAAGAAATCAATCTGACAGCTTGCCTCACAGAGATTATGGCGAATGTTGAGTTCCGCAATGCTTGAGGGTATGGGTGATCCAGTTGTAAAGCTGGACGAGGAACAATTTAAAGTAAAGAAAAAGGCGATCAGTCCGTTCGATTTCGTTAACGCGATTCATCATACCAAAGCGGATATGATTGTTGACGACTGGTCTGAGAAACAATACAATGCATTCATCGTCAACAAGGCATTGAGTTATGGTGCTGACACGGTGATTGCTTGTAATGAAATGAACAGTCGCCCACACGTTGACAAGAAGGCACAGTTTGACTTCCTTCGTGGAATTATTCGACCGAAGAAACGATTTAA